GCTGTGTATTATATGGATCATCTACAGTAATTTAATATTTGTCTGCAAGGCAGCAAAAAAGCAAACAAAATTTATAGTAGACCGCGTTAATAATACAATAAAATCTGAAAGGGAGAGGCATTTATGACAATGGAATTTACTCTATGGGATGTTGAACATGGTCTTGCAATATGGATAAAAACACCATCTGGACATCATCACTGCATTGATGCAGGGCATAATGGAGAGAATGGATTTTGCCCATTTCACCATATGAAAAAGAATCACAATGTTAGTGCTATTGATTATCTTATTATAAGCCATCCAGATAAGGATCATGTTGAAGGAATACCTTCTATGGTTAATAATATTGGCAAACCACGAGTCCTATTGCGGAATAAAACTCTCCCATTTGAAATGAAATACGGCAAACTTGATGCCGAGTATTTGTGGGCGTACAAGGAACTTGATGAAAGATTTAATGGGAATGTTGATGAATCAGTCTTGCCTACAAATATAAAATTTAATGGGGGGGTAAATATAACTTCAAGAATGAATGAGTATGAAGATAATATGAATTGTAATGACACTTCAATTGTTTCAATATATGAATATGGTGGTTTGGCTTTTATCATGCCTGGCGATATTGAGCCCGCTGGTTGGAACAAACTCATTGATAAACATGGGGTTGCTATCGGATTTGCCTTGGCTGGATGCAAAAAAATCCTTGTTGCGCCCCATCATGGAAGACCTTCAGCGTACAGCAAAGATATGATTGAATTTATTAGCCCTGATTTGGTTCTGATCAGTGATAAGTTTGGTAAGCATGAAACTGCACAAGAATATTATACATGTGCTAAAGGTCTGGAAATAGAGGGTGAGAAAATAAAATCTTTATCGACAAAAACAAAAGGCCGCATCAAATTCATCTTGCAAAGCGATGGGAGATATTCAATTTTATACAACGCATAGTTTTGCAGCTTTTTAATAACAAGTGACGGGAATTAATAAGAGCACGATTGGAACTATTGTTCGATCGTGCTCTTATTTTAGCCTAGCCTATGGTGATCTTGAATCGCAAAATTTTCCCTCCCTGCATGCTACTCCCGCATCTCGGGCGGCAATTGCCGCCCCTCGACCTCACTTTTGTAGCTTTCCAGGCAGTGGTTCTCATCGCCGAGGATGAGCGCCACGCCATCCACCAGGCGGCGTGGCCAGCTGCGCACACCATGGATGTGCCAGCGCCAGCAGTGGGCGCTGATGGTTTCATCCGCCCACCAGAAGCCTGCTTTTCGGCAGCGCGGCCACAGGGCCACTAATGCCGCCACAAAACCCATTGCGGCATTGGCAGCCTGATCCAACGCGATCAGCAGCTGCTTGGTGTTGTGCGCAAGCTCTGCCTTGCGTGAATCCGTCATATGGCCTCCAGCTCCTCAGCGGTTGCTCCCCGGGCCACAGCTTCGGCCAATGCGGCCTTGCGCGCGCCACCTTCCGCCATGCGCGCCGCCTTGTGGCCCACAGCGCCCCCCGTGTACAGGGCAAGAAAGGATTCCGCCGTGAAGGTCAGGCGCACCAGCTCGCCCGCGCCGTCCTGCCAGTTTTTATAGGCGTTCCATGCCACAGACTCCGGCAGGCCCTTGCCGCCCATCTGGGCGAGCAGGGCCACGTTGGCCGTGTCGGCAAAGTTCTGCTGGTCAAAGGCGTCATAACTAAAATGGTAGCTCACGCCATCCACGGCGTATTCAAAACCCGCTATGATAGCCGTTGATGTGTCCGCATCGATGGTGGCGCGTTTTGCTTCAACGATAGAATCCACAGGCCGTAACGGTTCCTCCCCGGCCTTGTATGGCCTGCCGTCCCAGCCGCGCACTACCTCATAATCAACCTCGACACTGCCGGGGAATGGTTGCGCGTCCCACATCTCAATTTCACCAGCCGCATTGCGCAGCACATGGCAAGACATCAGTTGCCTCCTTCTGCAAAAACAAAGCTCATATATAAATTCGTGGGGGCCGTATATTCCACGCGAGCTGCGTCGCCTTTGCGCGCCGGAATTATTAGGCTTAGTACTTGTCCCACGGCAGAAGACCAACTAAGTTCATCCAAAACAAAGTTGTTTGTGGACAAGCGTAGGTATTGATTTATTGCTGAAGAAGTACCGGTAAACTTGAACCAGCCAGGGGCAGGAGCAGGGGCAGTATAAGTCGTAGACGCTGGAACGGCCACCGCCACTACCCTTTGACTAGGCATGGCGTAGTTCGCCACCTTGGCGGAGCCTGCTGCCGTCAGGTTATCCATGTCCAGATTTACCTTGCCCGCCAGACCTGCCATGTAATTCGACCAGTCGAACACGCTGGCGCTGTTCTGCGCGGATGCCAGAACCACAAAATGCCGCCAGCGTACCTGCTCATCGGTGACCGTGGTGGAGTTGCCATAGATAGGATTGGACGCTGCGGCATTGAACTGGGTTCTGTGCAGCCAATCCCACCTGTACCGACCGCAACACCGCGCGCTGCGGTTGTTCTTACCAGCGCACCAGTAGATCCTTCTAAAGTCCCACCAAGAATTGACGTGTACCCACCTGTTGTGCCTGTAATATTAGGGCAACCCGGCCTTGACGCTCTTGCCAAGCTCTGAGGCGCTGGCGGCCTGCGTGATGGAATCGCCGTTTTCACCAGCGGCACCTTGAACTTCTGGGCGTCTTTATCCAATGCGAACTTGGCACAGTTACCCGTCAGGGCCACCTGAGCCGTAAAGGCGGCATAGGTGCAGGTGAGCAGCCTGCCGCCCACAAGATACGTGTCGTAAAACTCCCTGAATTGTTCACGCGTGTATTCCGCAGCGTCAGCCGGGACTGTGCCTTGGGCACGTAGCCCTCTGCCGCCGTGATACTCATAATGCTGCCGATCAGAGTTGTGCTGAGGGCGGTGATGCCTTGTTCCGCAGCCTCCAGCCGCGCGCCATGATCAGTGGACGTTTCGCCCAGAGTGTCCACGCGCTGGCCAAGGTCATTCTGCCCGGTCGCAAGCTCTTGCAACTTGGTCGATGCCGCCCGATCAGCCTCGGAGCGTTCAGCTTTTTCGGTTTCCAGCGCGCGAGCCAACGACTCAAGGCTCCCGGCCTGCACCTGGCTTCCGGCTTTGAGTTCCGCCACCTCTCGACCCTGAGATTCCATAGCCGAGTCCACCTTTTGCGCATGCGCATCCAGCATACTCAGCGCCCCTCCAATGCGGGGCACGTCCTCATCCTGCATATTGCTCAGATCAGGCAACGGCAGGGCCAAATGGGCTGTCTTGTTGTCTATCATGTGACCTCCTACGCGACGGCCATGAGCCGCACGTCCTGCACCTGCGGCCGGGCCGATATTGTGCCGGTGAGGGTGAGCCTCACCTTGATGAGCTGCGCGCCAGCAAGGGCATGGGTAAAGCGGAACTCGACCAGACCATCGCCCTGGTTAACGGTCGCGCCTGCCGTCATTGCTTCCCACGCGCCGCCATCGATCTGGATCTCCGGCGTTACGGTCGCGCCGGAAGGGATAACTGCGTTGTAGATCAGCACGGCCCGGGCGGCCCCCGTGGCGGGGATGCTGCGGCTGTAATAGTCTGCCGATTCCTGCACCGTGCCCGCGAGCAATTGCGAGCCGGGCCAGAGCACGGGCGACCCCTTGGCATCGCCCACAAGCTTGGCGGAAACCTGCACCGCACCGGCTACAGGCTCGGCAAGGCGCACCGGCTGTCCCTCGGCAACGGTGAGGGCGGTGCCGCTGGGGAGTTCCAGGGCGTATTCCACACGGGTCTTGGAGGTGGGCGTTTCCGCCAGCGCCAGCAGCACCAGATCCGTAGCGGCGGTGGAGACGGAGGCGTCGCCCAGGTCAACGCTGGCCACGCCATCCGCGTACACGGCCTCCAGCAGCCGGAAGGTCAGGTCGCGGGTCTGGTGCGCCGTCCAGGTGATGGCGTTGCTGGACGAAAGACCCAGCTGGTAGGTAGCCCACCAGCGGCCTGGGCCGTTTGGCTCAATGGTTGCCGAGTAGCCAAAGAGGGCCAGAGCCTTGCGCACACTGGCAGGCGTCCCCTTGATGCGGTGCCAGGGGATGCTCTGCCGCACCATTTCCGCAAGCTGCTCCCGCGTTGTGGCCACATCGCGGAAATCCACATGCATCTGCCAGGCGAGCAGTTCCAGCTCGGCCAGAGACAAATCCTTCAGCCCGCCCCGGGCCTCCGTGCGGCAGCCGTTGCCCGAAGGGCTTACGGATGGCGACAGTGATTCCATTGAACAAGCTGTGTCGTTGCACATGCTGTCTTCAAGCGTAGCTTCCTGCGTCACAACGCTTGAAGCGAGATTGCCAAGTGGAGGCAGCATGGAGGACGCTGGCTGCTGCCACAAGCGCGCCTGCAGCAGCAGATTGGGTATGCTCAGGCTGGTGCTGCGCAACACACCATTAAGCGCCCCGGCTGCCGCCTGCAGTGTGGGATCAGTGGATATGCTGCCCGGCAATATATCCAGAAAATTCAAAGTGCCCAGGCTACTCATCGTCCACCCCCGCAAACGTCACCGTAACGGAAGTTTCGCGGGCGAGCTGGCGGGATACGAGCGGCGTGTACACTGGACTCTTAACGACCACGCGCCGTGCGCCAGCTTGTTCCATGAGGCTGATCAGCCGCGTGGGGTTGATGTCGCGCCCGGGCACAGTACGTTGCCAGATCCTGTAGCTTTCCACAGCGGCATCCACTGCGGCGCTGACCGTGCTGGCCATGGCCGATGCCGACCGCGACAGCCACCACTCCACCTCCAGGGCAAAAGGCACCAGCTCCGGCACGGCAACCGTTACCGTGTCGGTCAAGGGCACAGCATCATCGGCGGACATCTTGGCGCGCACGGCCGCGAGCACCTCATCGCTGGGCAGCTCCCCGCCCACGGCCACGGGCCGCAGGTCTACAGTCCCTGGTTCCGGCGACCACACAGCGACGTCTGCAATATCCTGGTGCGCAGATCTGGCCAGGGAACGATAGGCCCCTGCCGGGCCAGCGCAGCTGAAGGCCTCGGGCGCGAGCTGGATGCGCTCGCGGAAGGCATCGTCCAGCTCAACATCCGCACCCATGGCGCTGGTGGTGGTATTTGCAGTGCCTTTGACATAGGGCAGAGGGTCAACCAGCTGGCAAATCTGCCCGGGCACAAGGCCGTTGCAAGACGTGCCCGCCGTCTCGGCCACGCTTGTGCCAGATCCTGTCAGTTTGCCAGCGGGGATCACCACGTCGGCCTGCAGGGCAAAGACCATCTTGCGGTCGGCGGTGGTCACGCGGGTGCCAGCGGGTATGATAACCGCAAAAGCCTGAGCACCCCCGAGCGTAAACTGCTGCGCAGCCTGGGACTTGGCTACTCCCAGCCTGGTTGTGCCCACACCCTTGCCAAGCTCATCCAGATGTTGCCCCGTTGCATAGCGCACCAGCATCTGCTGCCCAGCCAGATTGATGACCTGATTCTGCGTGGCGATCACATACGCCAGGGCGCACAGGAACAGGCGCACGGGATCTCCATCGTACAACGTGGTTTTCGTCAGCCCCTCGTAGACGGATATGACGGAAGCCTCGACGCTGGCAGGGTCAAGATCCGCAAAGGTAATGTCACTCACAACGATACCCCCTCGCGAAGATCCCAGACAATGCGAGGGTACAAGCGCCCCTGCATGGCCTCATCAGCAGACGGTTTCAGGGAGATGCGCTCCATCGAAACGCGCGGCTCTTTAGCTTCTATGGCCTCGGTAATGTCGGCGATGCGGCGCGCCACTTCGTAGGGCGTGGGGGCGTCGATAAACGCGCCCACATGGGCGAAACCGCGATCCATGGCCACGCTGTAGGCGAGCGTGGTGACGATGATGCGGATATTTTGCTCTATCGCCGCAATGCCGGTGGCCCCGATGGTCAGGGGCAGGGATGTTTCGGCAAGCTCAAGGACGGGCATCAGTGGTACTCCTTCAGGGCCAACTTGACGTCGACCGCAAAAATCTTGTCGCCGACCGTGTAGCGCATTTCGTGCTGCAGTGGTTCAACGGCGTAGTAGCCCCAATTCCACCCGGCAATGATGAGCCGGTACACTTTGCCGTTTTTGCACAAGGCACTCAGCCGATCGGCCTCGCGGATGGGGTTGACGCCCATGTCCGCGCGCAGCTTGATGGGCATGCCGACTGTGGCCAATTCGGGGGAAAGGAACTCCAGACACGGCAGAGCGCCAACCACCTTGTGCTCCTCAAAGCGGGCCTTGCGCTCGCGGGATATCTGGCCAGGCGTGACCGTGCGCCCGCCGAAAGGGCTCACCTCAAATATGATGTCGCCAAGGCTGCCGATGCGCATGGTTAACCGGCAGTCTGATCGCCCCAGGCAACAAGCCCGCCGACCATGTTGAGGCCGGTCACGATGCCGTTGCCGTTGAGGTAAGCCGCCTCGGGGGCCGTAAGGTGCAGCTCTCGCCCGGCATGCACCATGCCCTCGCACAGGAGGCGCTTGTTGGAGGGCGACCAAAACGGGATGCCGTCGTTTTCCGCATCGCGCTGGCCAATCACCCCGGCAAGGTGGCTGGAGCCGCGCTCCGCCACGCCGCCGTAGACCGGGCTGCCAAACATGCAGAGCAGATTGATGTCGGTAAGGTTGTTGTCGTTAAGCCAGGCAGGTACCTCGGTGTACAGCTTGACCTCTGCGGGCACGTCGATAATGCCCGTGGCGCGGAAGTGCCCGCAGATATTGCTGCTGGCGGCACCAATGGCCAGCGCCACCGAGGGAGTACCCGAAAAACCCGGGGCAAGAATCTGCCCGGGGGTAAGCCGGAAACGCGGATAAACCTCTTCAACCAGCGCCAGGCCTTCGCGGGCCTTGGTCACCGGGTCGATGCCGCCAATGATATCGGCAGCAGTAACCTTGCTGACATCCGGCGCGCCAGGCACAGCGGCATCCGGCCCGGCAACATGCACAACCGGGTCAAAAACATTGATGGCCACAATGGGGGCAACCTTGTACCGGGCAAGGTACAGATTGGCCGCTTCGTAGAGGGGATAGCTTGCAGAGGATTCCCCGTCCGCCGGTGCGCCAAAAACGGTCACAAAATCGCTCATGTTGTAGATGAGCTTGGGCACATTGACCGGGCGGGTTACGCCAACCCCAAGGTTATGCACCGGGGCCGCGCCCACGATGACGGGCAGGGCCGAATTCACCTCCACCGGAGTGACAAGGCTGGTGGCCTGCTCCTGAATAAAAACGCCATGCTGATAAGCCATGCTGTCTCCTTACTCAAAACCCTGCATTTTCCAGTTGGTGAGCACATAGGCTTCCAAGAAATGCAGGGGCTGCTCATCCGGCCGCACCCACGGGGCCAAATGGCCACGTTCGTCCGGCTCCAGTACATATTTATCTGCCATTGGAGCTTGCTGGCAGGTCATCACAGCCCGGCGCAGCAACCCCATCAAATTGAGCAAATCATTTTCCCCGGCCTCTCCATCCTCGTTCCAAACGACAAGGCGCAGCGCGACAACCGCGCAGCTGCATCCGTCTTCGTCATGGCCTGACATCATCTGGATCAGCACAAAGGGGGCGTCGTATTCTCCGCCTTCCTTTTTCGCTGGCAGGCTCCCCACGCAGACCGTTGCCGGACGAGTGGGAGCCTGCCCGGGTTCGGGCCGGGTTTGCCTCGGCCTGGTGGGCAGAGGCAATGTTTCAAGCAGAGGTTCAAGCATGGCCCGCAGGGCGGTTTGCAGCAGGTACAGGTTCATGCCAGCTTTCCAAGTTGGTAATGCACTTCGTGCTCCAGGCGTCTTTCAAATATCTCACGCGCCCGAGCTTCCACCGCCCGGTGGGTAACGCCGAAGGCTGCAAAGTATTGCACCGCATAACCAAACACCCGGTTAAGGTGTTTGCCGCGACGTTGCATGAGGTACAGCTTGCCGCCGCGCCGGATAACAAAGCCCTTTGACTTGCCGCCGTGCGCCTTAACGGTGTGCACAGGTTCGTTAGGGCCTACCTGGAAGCCGGGCACTTGCCAGTTGGTGCTGCGCACCCCCTTGCGGGCCGTGACCTTGCGGGGCAAAAGCCGAAACCTGTCCATGGCCAGCGGCTTGCTGGCCAACCGTGTCCGCACTAATAATTGCGCATGAACGCACTATCGGCCTGGCCGATGCTGTATGGTCATATTTGCCAAACTCACACCCTCTTGCATCCCTCCCACGCTGGGAGCCTTTCAATCCCTATGCAATTTTCAAATAACGCAAGCTATACAGCGTAGCTGACTGCAATGGCCTGTACGGCTTCAACCGTTTGGGCTGCTTCCACTGCGACCAGCAGAGCATCACGTTGGGCTGCCAGTGCGTTATGCACATACTCAAGTCCCTCAGGGTCGGACACTGCCAATAGACCGGCTTCCACTGCCACATTTGATGGCGTGGGGTCAGACATGGCGATGGCCCCGGCCAAAGCCGTTTCATGCGCTGCGACAATGCTTGCGGCCTTGGTTGCTTGCGCATCAGACAATGACGGCGGTGGCGGCGTATCACTCCAACCTTCCGGCAGCGGGCCGTACTCATTGATTGTGTGAGGCTGACCGTTGACATAGCCGCTCTCGCCCTTGTGGTCTTCGACCTGTTCCCATTTTTTCCCATCCCAGCAAGGGACGAATCCTTTCTTTAGTGTTGGGGCCGTGTACGTGGCGTTATTGGGCAGGACTCCGTAATCATCTACTTCACCTGCGTAATAGCCATCGGCTGTATATTGATAGGCTGTAGCCATTGGTTAAGCACATCCAGCCCCCCTGCTGTTTGCAGTGTGGCAGCGCAACCGATAACGGCAAGGATGGTAAGAATGACGTCGATGGGCGGTTTGCCCGGCTGCACGTTGAAGACAAAACAGAGAATGAACAAACCAATGCCGCTGATGAGGCCCAGCCCCATG